TAACATAAATTGAATATCACGCGCCATATTAGATCCAGCACTGTATCCAATTATATTTATCTTCTTAGTTGGATTTTTCATATACCAACTATATATTTGTTCTGCTAACTTAACAGATTCATCATTACGTCCACTAAATAAAGGTGATGATATTTTTTTAAATGCCGTAGGGAAATATAATATTTGATTCTTAGGTGGTGTAAATGTAAAGTTATGATCTAATGCTACAAACTTATGATTTTTTCTAACTTTACTATTCATATCTTTTCTTATAGCAGTCATAATAGCTTCTGCTTGTTTTAAGGGTGATTCATCTCCTTTAGCTTTACCACTACCAAATCCACCAATAGTAAACGTAATATCTTTAACATTATCTGCTAACTTCTCACCAATATCAGGATTAGCTTTTAAGTTATTAGCTACAGCATTTAAGTTATTAACATAACGTTTTCGTAATACAAGATAAGTAATAGCACTAACACCTAATGCGCCGCCAATTATTTTAGCTGTATTAAGTAACGTATTATTTTTTCTATCTTGTTTACGTTTGTAGTTTCTTACTAACTTACCTCTTCTTACATAACCCTTAACATTAACATCTTGCTTAGGCATAGTACGGTATATCAGTTATATATCAGATAGAAAAAATATAGGTTGTTTGTTTAGTACCTTACTAAACTGAATTAGTGTTTCAACATCAACTGATTGTTTAGCACTTTCAATATAACTAATGTTACTGTTGTCACAAAACATTAGATTAGCTAATTCTATTTGTGTTAAGTTAGCTTCTAGTCTTGCTTGTTTAATACGTTTAGCTACTAATTGTCTGTATTTGTTTTCAACTCTTGTTTCTTTAGTTATTGACATATTGAGTGTATTTCAAATTAGTTACTACATCTACTATACATAAGATAACGTATGTATAGATAACAAGCTTAGTTGTCTATGATTAATTAGCTATTTAACATGACAAAGTTAATCCATTTCGACAGTGGATTTATAGATAACAGTAATTATTCAACTAATGACGATGGTACTGTTACAACAGGAGGTTTAATCTTAGTAGAAGGAACTCATACTGATAGTAAGAAGAAAACACATATATTCAGTAGGAACAGATTATTCAAGATAGCTGAAAACACTAATGCGCTATTTGATAGTGGTGCTACTATTCCTGTACTTGATAATCACAATAAGTCTACTAAGGATACATTAGGATCGCTTGAAAGTGGTGTAAGACTAGAAGTAATAACTGAAGATAACCTACCTAACAAACGGGCTAAACATCTTATTGGTAAATTAGGTTTGTTTGTTGATGAAGTAGTTATCAAAGCTGCTGATGCAGTAGAAAAAGTTAGTAAGAATATTGTTAAAACAGTTAGCCCTGGACTTGATCTTGCTACTGAAACAATACGCGAACTTTCATTAACACCACAACCCGCTATAGTAGGAATGTCTCTATATAGTGAAAATGCTAGTTACGGTAACTTCGGTAATAATTCTACTGCATTAACATTTGATGATCTTCGTAATGATAACGATCAAATGGAACAGTTAGAAGAACAATACGAATTACTAACTGAACAACTTTGGACTATTACTAAGAACATACAAATGGCAGATCATGACTTACTTAATGGTGCAGATCCTAGTGAGTTACAAATGCAAGCTATTCAAGAATTTGTTGATCAGTTTGTTGAATTAATTGGTATGAATCAAGATGAACAAGAAGAAGAGGAATACCAAGATCCACGTATGATGCAACAAGGTAGAGGTGTTAATCCTAATGTTGGTTACAGTAGTGATTTACCATTAGCTGCATTTAGTATGGCGGATATGGAAGCTATATATAATTCTGAAAATGCAGAATTTGGCTATCGTCAAGCCGTAAGTGGTGTATTAAAAGCATTAAGACAACGTGGTACTACTGGTAAGACACTAGGTGAAATTGGTAGTAAGTTTGGAAGTAAAATGCTTAATGCTACTAAAGGTAAGTTAGCCGGTGTTGGTAGATTAGGTAAACGAATAGGTCAAACTATATCAGGATCTAGTGTTACTAAGAATCCTAAGTTATCTGATCGTCAACGTAAAGTAGCTACTAATGTAATTACTAAGTCAGGTGGAAGAATGTTAACTAAATCAGGTAAGTTCATACCATCTAGTAATTTACAAACTAAAGCTAAACAAGTAAGAACAAAAAATACTTTTGTTGTTGATAGTCCATTATCATTATAAATAATTAACAATTATGACTAGACCTATTGCTGCTTTCTCAATGGAAGATTATGAAAAGTTAACTCGTAACGCTTATCAAGCTGCTGAATTTAAACGTGGTAAAGATAAAAAGAAACGTAAAAAACGTGGATTAGGATTTTATGCAGGTGTCGGTGCTGGTGGTTTAGCTGGAGCAGGTGCTTTAGCGGCTGGTGCTAGATATGGAGGTGCTGAATTAGGTTTGAGATCAGCTAACAAACGATTAGAAAAAGGTCAATATAAAAGTCAAGGTGCAATGTTGAAAGACGATATTGTTTCTCGTAGTGGCGGTGCTAAAGGAGTATTAGAAAGAGATAAAGCTAATCTTATGGCATTAGGAGACAGAATTAAAAATTATGATTACAAAGGTTTACCAGCTAGAACAGGTAAACGTATAAAGTTAACAGCAGAAGCTCTACCATCTTATGGTAAACAAGCATTAGCTAAAGGACGTGCTGCATTAGGTACTACTGGTGGTAAGATTGGTGCTGGTTTAGGTGCTGCTGCATTATTAGGTGGTGCTGGTTATGGTGCTTACCGTATGATGAACAAGAAGAAAAAGAAATAGGTACTAATCATGTTTTTTCTATCTGACTACAATATATCTGAATACGGTAGAAAAAAGGGTAGTTCAGATAAGATTCCTAGTTGGAGAAGGAATCTAAGACGATTACGTAACTCAACTTTCAATCCTAATACTGCTAATGCTGCTGCTGTAGGTGCAACTCTTGGTTTAACAGGTGGAGCAATTGCTGGTAGCACTCCTAGAGCTAATAAAATTGGTGCTATTGCAGGATTAGCAGCAGGTACTACAGCCGGTATTGTAAGCTCATATCGTAATAAACGTAAAAAATACTAATTCTCCAAGTGGAAATAATATGGAAACACAACAAGCAATTCAATATAATACTGACTTATTTAACGAAACTATTGCCAACTTTGAAAAGATGTATGAGTTGGGGCAAATTGATGATGAAGAATTTGAAGGATTACGAATTAACGCATATCAAGAATATCAAGAACGTCTTGAAAATATTCTTGATATTGATGCAGAAGGTTACGATGAACTTGAATACGGTGCTGATGATAGCGATTATGCTGAGTTCAGCGTTGGTAGTCAATATGGTGCTGCTTTACTAGAACTAGGTGAAGCTGTTGGTTTTGAAGATGTTGAATCTTACTGTTACGGTTTAGCTGAGGCAACTGGTTACGATCCTAATGATATCTACAGTATCTTGACTGGCGAACTTGATCCATCTGATGAGTTCAGTATTGATGTAGCTAATGCAATTGATCCTGGTAATGAAGAATTAGAAGCTAATCTATTCATTGCTGGTGTTGAAGAACGTGGTGAAGATATTAATGATTACTTAAATGATGAAGATGAGTACGAAGAAGATGAAGATGAAGATGAAGAATACGACAGTGAAGCATCTTACCGTGTAGCTCAACTTGAATCTGAAATTGCCGAGTTCAAATCCGCCACTACCATTAAAGATGAATTACAAATGATTGAACAACAAGCATGGGCTTTAGTTCAACAAGGTAAAGTAACTCCTAATGTTGTACAAACAATGTTAGGTAATTTTTCTACCGATGGAGATCGTTACGCTCACTTTAGTTCCTTATGCGATCAGAAGGGTTTGAATCCTGCTATTGAATTATACGGAATGAATTACGCATTACGTGTACTTGAAACAATGCCTGAAATTGCATCTTTTGGTTACGAAGTAGAAGAAGAAATCAGTGATGAAGAATTAGAAGAAGAAGATGCTATTTCTCAAATTGCGGCTGAAATGATCAAGTTTCGTAATCAAAACAAATAATCAATAAGGTAATTAATTAAATATGGCTTACTGGTCACGTAATAATGGTTCATTCGCAGTTGATCCTGCAATCTTAGTTAACGTTGGTGCTGACATTAACGTTGCTAACCGTAATAGTCTTGTTACTTCTGATTACATTAGTTTAAATAATGAAGCTAAATCTGAAGTACCTGCTGGTCTATTTGTTGCAACAATGACTAATGGTGTAGATCGTTTCTTACCTCGTTGTAAAACAAAAACAGCTGTTACTGCATCTAGCACAACTACTGTTACATTATCTCCTTACAACATCTTTGTTCCTGGAGATATCTTACATACAGTAGAACCTTACGTTACTTTAACTATTACTACTGTTAGTGCAGCACAAACTGTTACTGTAACATTAGAAGGCGTTATTGCAACAGCAACAGCAACAACTAATAACACTACTACTACTGCTAGTGAAGTAGTTAATGCTATTAACTCTACTCCTATCATAAAGGATCGAGTTTATGCTCTTAATGCAGCTAACGTTGTTTATATTTATGCTAAGAATGGAATTAGCTTATATACCTTAACTACTGGTGGTACTGTTACATCAGCAGCATTAAGTAATAGTGGAGTTATGGCACATAACAATACTGCAATTGGAACTATTCAATCAATTGCTTATGCTACTGGTATTGCTACATTAACTGCTGCTGCTACTGCTACTGTTCCTGTTGGTGCTAACTTAGGAGTAAGAGGTATTAGTGAGATTAAGGGATTACATATTCACGCTGTTGACTTTACTGTAATCAAATCTCAAGCATTAAGTTTATATGCTCATTCTGTTGGCGTACGAACTCAGTTATTACCTTACTTTGATCACACTTTGATTACAGCGTTACCTAAGTTAACATTCGGAACTATATTCTAATTCAATAAAAGATAGAAAAATAAAGGTTAGAGTCCCGCAATGTTTTGAGTTTGCAACATAAACAAACTTATTAACATTCATAATCATGGGCGCAATTCAATCTTTTCTGACTGATAAATTACAAGCTAAATATGCTGAACAATTAATTGACGATACAATGTTTCGGGTTAAGCAACGTTCTCGTTTGCTTGATCAATTCATGCCTATCAAGACTTTCGATAACAATAAATTCATTGGTTATTTAACTGAGAAGTTAATGCCAATTGCCTCTTTCATCACAAGAGATGGTCGTATTCCTACTGCTGCTCATGGTGGTTTCCAACGTATGGTTGGTGAACTACAATTAGTAGGTTTAGCTCATCAATTTGATGGTAAAACTCAAGAAGAAATGCTTGAGTTAATGGAAGAAGCGCAATATAAGAATCAACCTATCATGTCTATGCCTAATATGAGTGGCACGGGTATGATTCGTGGACTTAACGATACTTTTGCTGAAACTATTTATAACAAGATTGAAGGATTAGTATTTGGTATAACTGACGTATTAACAGCAATGAGTTGGGATGTAGTTTGTACTGGTGAAATCAACCGTACTGACGCTCGTACTGGTGTTTCTCTTGTAGTTAACTTCAAAGATGATTCCGCTAGTTATACATCTAAACATTTTCCTACTGCGTTAGTGACAACAGGTAATACTGCTAATCCTAAATTAAATAAATGGGATGATTTAGAATATGCAGATGGTATTGGTTTATTACAAGATTGGGTACTTGATTATCAAGATACTAATGGTTTTAAACCTGATCTGATTGTAATGTCAGAACGTCGTTTAATCAATTTGTGTCAACAAAAAACAACCATTGAAAAATCACGACAATTAGCAGGTTTTGGTGGTGTTGGTGCTGTTAGTATGAACACATTATCTCAAGTGTTAATTGCTTATGGTATTCCTCCAATTAAGACTTATGATGAATACTATCAAGTTCCTTACACCAATGCTCAAAACTCAACCGCAACTAGAGATAAATATGTTGATAACGCACGTTTCTTACCTGAAAATCGTGTAGTAATGTTGAAGACTGATATGGGTGTTCAAGCAATGGGTCAAACTATTGAAATGAAACACTTCCAAAACAACATCAACCAAACACGTCTATCTCAAGAAGGTAGTTCTATTTTGGTTATGGTTAACTCTCGCAGTCAACTTCCTTTGTTAGATACGATTGAATCTATGAGTGTTCTGTTACCTGTAGTTATGAATCCTAAATACTTAGCAGGTCGCGTAGTAGTTTAATAACAGGTAGAAAAAATAACGCCGTATCTTGTAATGAGTACGGCGTTATTTAGTTTTTATTGTTATGGAATTAAATATATGTTTTTTCTATCTGATATTAATGTTGAGTTTGGTAGACTTTTAGGTTCTAAAGATAAAAAGAAACGTAAATCAAAATTTATTCGTAATATTGGACTAGGATTAGGAAGTACAGGTTTAATATTAGGATTAAGTTATTTAGCATTAAAAGGTAAAGGTAATAAAATACCCCCAACTTTTAAATTAGATCCTAAGAATATATTAGAAACACCACCTAATGCGACAAGTTCTAATAAAGCGATTCAAGGCAATTTAAAGTTACAAGGTGTAGTAGGTAAAGATAATTTAAAAGAAAGAATTGATGATAGAAGAATGGCTGTAACAGGTTCAAGAACATTAAAAGATGCTAAATATTATATTAATAACTTAAAGAAAAAATACGGTAATAAAAAAACTGCTCAAATGATGAGAGAAAATGCAACTAGGATAAAAAAAGATCGTATTGCGATAATAGGTTATTATTCTGCTAATAATAATGATGTAATTGAATTTGGTAGAAGAACTGGTAGTAAGGATAAAAAAAAAGAAAAGTTTATAGATTAAGAGATGGTCGCGTTTTAAAACCTAATCAAATTGTTAATGCTAATGATGGTAAACACAAAAAAATAGTATTAGCAAGTAAAGTTGTTAACGGTGAACGTAAATATAAAGTAATTCGTTTTGGTGCTAAGGGATACGGACATAATTATTCACCAGAAGCTAGAAAAAACTACCTTAAACGTAGTGGTGGAATAAGAAATAAAAGTGGCGAATTAACTAAGGATGATAAGTTTAGTAAAAACTATTGGGCTAGAAAAATACTATGGAGTCGTAATACTAAACCATCTGGCACTGGTAGGTTTGCTAAATGAATAACAATTACACCAAACCATCATTAAGAGAACGCATTAAAAAAAGTATTAAAAATAGTAATGTTGGTGGTACTGCTGCTGGTAAATGGAGTGCTAGAAAAAGTCAAATACTAGTTAAAAGATATGAAGAAGCAGGTGGTAGTTACAAACGTAGAAAAAATAGTACACAACGTAGTTTGAAAAAATGGTCGTCCGAAGAGTGGACTACGAAATCAGGTAAACCTAGTAGCGTAACAGGTGAACGTTATTTACCAAAGAAAGTCATTAAGAAACTATCACCACAGCAATACGGTAGTGCAACAAGAAGTAAACGTAATGCAACTAAAGAAGGGAAACAATTTGCACCTTATAGTGATAAGCTAAATAGTATAATGAAACAAAACAAGATATATTAATTTTTCTATCTTTATTAATTATGGCAATAAGACTTCCATTTAACGCAAAAAACGCATTTCGTTCAAGAACAGGTAAAGTTTTTACAGCACCCAAAGTTTTAGGACGTAAAAATATTGTACGTAAACCTTTAAGATTACCAACTGTAGGTAATACACAACCTTACAGTAATAACTTAATTAATAGAACTGGTAAGAACGTAACAACTTACGCAACTAAAAGTGCTGCTAGACGTGCAGCTAAACAACAATCATTTCAACAAAGTAGAAATAACTTTAAAGCAGTAGGAATAGGTGAACGTCTAAGTAACTTGCGTAATAAAATAGCACCACCTAAACCTCCTCAACCAAAGGGTCTTAGTAAGCAAGCATTTAATGCACCTAAAGTTGGTGAGTCATTTGGTGCATATAACAAACGAACTGCATTCCCTAAACCATTAAAAGCAGCAGGTAAGAGAACATTCGGTCAAATGATAGCTAAACCTAGATTCGGTAGTATGTCTAAATGATTAATTACTTATTTTTTCTATCTCTTAATGGTATTTATTTGCGTCGTTATCACTTATGACAATAACTAAACAACAACTTACAGATAAATATAATGAAGTTTATAGTGCAGATAATGGTGTTAACAAAACATTTAATCAGTTAACTAAAGATGAGAAAGTAGAAGCATTACTTCAATTTATAACTGATAGTAGTGGAGGTGGTGATGCAAGTGCAGCTAACCAAGTTATAGGAAATACATCACTAGCAAATATTGACACCAAGACTCCGGCACTAGGGCAGGCTTTAGCTAGTGCAAGTGTACCTGTAGTTTTACCAGCAGCACAAATTACCACACTTACCCCACCAACCTCTGTTGGCATTAGTGGCACATTACCAGCTTTTGCAAATACACCTACATTTAATATAGGGACTGTACCTAGTCTTACTTTTACTAATACTAGCTTCACGGCCAATGCTGGTACTAACTTAGACACTTCAACATTGGCACTTGAATCGGGTGGCAATTTAGCAAGCATTAATACCAAACTACCTAGCAGCCTAACTGTAAGTGCAAATCGTTTATTAGTTGATGGCAGCCAGGTAACACAACCTGTAAGCATGGCTACTGCTCCAACAGGACTAGCTTATGTTGCATCAACGCTAGTAACAAGGCCTGCTAACGTTACACCGTATACGGCTAATGATGTTTATGGCGGTGTATTTGAGTTAACAAATATTGGTGCTAGTGGTGGATTTATATTTATTGAAAGCTTAGATATTATTTTTAATATCACAGCAATTCCATCAGGCATGAGTAGTTTTACTCTGTACTTATATTCAGTAACTCCACCCTCAGCTATTGCAGATAACTTAGCTTTTTCAGTATCTTCAGGAGATAGAGCAAGTATTCTAACTCCTAGAGGCATAGTCTTATCAGCATCATTAGCCCAAGGTGGTGGTAGTGTAGTTGCTGAAATACGAAACCTGAACCAACTTTATAAATTGACTGGAACTTCTCTGTTTGGATACGTGGTTACTAATGGTGCTTTCACACCTGCTGCTAACAGTGAAACAGCAACCATCCGCGCTAGGAGCTTTGCACCATGAGAACTTCTACTAGAATGGTGGTGTTGGGTGGTTTTAAAGGTGTTCTTGATTTAATTTCTGTTAGAGCCTCTGCCGCTTATGGATTAAGAAGGTTATACGGTTCATGGACTGGCGCAGCTATAAGAGTAAGGAGAAGTAGTGATAATGCGGAGATAGATATAGGTTTTATTAGAGAGGGTTTAGATGTAGTTACATTATTAGCATTTGTCGGCTCTGGCAGCGGCTTTGTTACCACTTGGTATGACCAATCAGGCAACGGGAACAATGCCACGCAGACGACGGCAGGACAGCAACCTCGAATTGTAAATAGTGGTGTACTTGATATTGCCAACGGCAAACCCGCTATCAGATTTAACGGGTCATTATTTTTCAGTGGTGTATCCCTGCCACTTTCTCAGCTTACCTTAGTATCTGTATTAAATGACGTAACACAAGCATTAATTATTAGCTATCCTATTGGGACTGGCAGTGCTTTCATTTTTCCAGGAAAGGGAATATTCAGCAGCTTTCCTGGATTCCTTCCGCCAACCCCAAATGCCTCATTGGGATTCACTCCAGATGTGCAGCCTGGTGTGGTGCAGACAGGCTTCTTGCCAACAATAGGACAGTCTTATGTTGTGAGCTTAACCACGACTGCGACAAAATCAAGCATTTGGTCAAACGGTGGCAATAATGCAACAGGTGGAGTAATCACCCTGAACCAACTGTTTATGGGTCAACGCGGTGACAATTTTTGGCATTACGATGGGTGTAACTCAGAAACTATCGTATTCCCCTCTGCCCTCTCCACCGACGACCGCCAGACCCTTGAGCGCAATGAAGGCACTTACTACAGCATCACAGTAGCTTGAGGAAAATCATGAAAATTTTGCAACTATTATTTACGATGGTGTCAATAGAATAACTATTAGTGGATAATTAAAAATCATGACAAAACAACAATGGCTGCTTTCTCAAATTGCACAATTCCCTCAACTATCTGCTAGGGAATTAACTTCATTCTTAAACGATAAGTTATTAGTTAATAATCCTAAACCACAGGGTACAATTCCTCTGTTACCTACTTTAGAACAAACATTAGCAATTCTCACACCTAAAGAGAGATTTGAAATTACAGAAACCTGGACGTATGACAGGATTCTACAGGCAGTCAATCAACAAAACTGGGATTTGGTTGCTGTTAGTTTAGGTATTTTGAAAGACGGAGATATTCTTTCTAAAGAAAGTTATGACAAGCTGATTAAACTACTTCAACAAACACAACCAGACCCAAGCTACCAAGCGCAAATTTGGTTAAGTACAGCAGAGTTAGCTGGGTTTGGTGTTGTATTGGTTAATGAAATTGAAGAGTTAATTTAGTATAATTAAACTAATAACTTTAACTCAATTTAACAACTATGACAATCTCATCTTCATTTAAGCGCGAAAAACTAAATCCTACTTTATCTAAAGCATTATCATTTACTGGTGCTATTGCTGAAGGTACGAATGAATTTATTGTTGATATTAACTTAACTATTACTAAAGATGATGCAAGTACAGTAACTAAGACTGTTCAACGTATTGTATTACCACTTATTATTCTCAATAATGAATTAACTGTTGTACCTAAACAATACGTGTTTCCAGGTAATGCAACAAGTTATTCTAGTGGTGGTGTAACACCAGCATTAACTTCCGCAACATCTGGTAATAAATCTGATTTAAACACATTTCTAACTCAAGCTGGTGATGCACCAGAAAACTCATAACATATGCCTAATCCAACTGATCAATATTACATCATTGCTGAATTTCTTCATAATAGTAATAGATATGCTCCATCAACAAGACCTTATTTATATGGTGAATTAAGTAACTTACCAAAACATATATTGGAAAATCGTAACTTTATAGTTGCTGTTAGTGAAGCTACTATTACATCAGAGCTAATTAGAGATAATACCGTTGAATTAACAGTTAATGACAGTGAAACTAAGTTACTACAAGAACGAGTAACTATTCAACTTAAAGAAGTACAAGAACCTGAACTAATAAAAGAAGTAGTTAATGAAGTAGAGATAGAAAAAAGTGAAAGTAATGAAGAAAAAATTGAAGTTAGTGAAGTAGAAGTACCTGAAGTTGAAGTAGTTAAATCTAAGTTAAGTCGTAAACCTAAGAAGATTTAATTATGTTTTTTCTATCTGACTTTCAAGAGAACTTAGAGTTCAGTAAAGGTAGAAAAAAAGGATCAAGAGATAGAAAAAAAAGGGTGAGACGCAAAGAAGATAAAAACAATTTACGTAAAAATATAAATACAGGAACAAGTACAGTTCGCACTGGTATTCACACAGCAAAAGAAGCTAGAGGTGTTAGTCGTGAGGTACGCGGTTGGTTATCACTTGCTAATAAATTAGGGATTATTTAATTATGTTTTTTCTATCTGATTTCAATGCTGAGTTTGGTAGA